CCTTGCAACAATTTGGTTGCCTTTTCCATTAACGCGGCGAGGTCTTCTATCGCTGTCTTTAGCTCATTCGCGCCACCTTTTTTGTACTCCTCGGGGTGCGCTTTCTTATGGGCTGTAGTCAACCCACGACGAATAGTCTTAAGCAATTCGGTATGGCGCGACTGCAGTTTCTTCCTTTTGTCTTTTTCCGCCTGTGGCGCATCCATTGGCAATTTGGTCGCCAATTCGGCACGCTCGGGCTTGTTGTAGCAAATTAACTTAGCCGCTTCTGCGCGTGCTTGATACTGCGCTTTTGTCGCTGTGCTTTCCCTATTGCTATGAGAAAGGTAATCGCTCGGCAGTATGTCAGACGCGACCATAAACGCGTAGGTGTTGACCAGTTTCTTTTCGTTCGCATTCACGGTATGCATCGCGCCTACCTCTACAAGGTCGATACCTTCAACGTTAAATTTCGCGCCAATGGTTGCTAACTGCTCTGTCACTTTTGAAATAGTTGTCATAGTAAAGTCTCCTGTATTCGGGCAGGTGCCCGAAAGTTATATCGATCAAACGGCGTATTGTTTGCCGTCTCGATGTAATCAATATGCCATGTCATAACGTGTTATACAATGGGTTTACATACTAAATGATATTAAACACCATTAAAACTAACTGATTACCGTTTGAGTGGTTGCCCAAAACAAGGTATGATAGAGGGCACCCCATCCCCACCCCCCGCGCTGTCATGTAGGATTCCGCCGTAGTACTATTATTACTAATCTACACGAATAAATCGGTATTTTTTGAAAACCCCCCACCCCTTTTTAGAAACCCTTGCTAAAAATTTTTTTGTACCCTAGTATTACGTTACCGGTTAACTACCTGCGAAATGATATGACATTGAATCTAATGCCCGAACTAGGTGTACCCTTAGAGGATGAAGCAAAGCAGCTTCCGCTACCCAAACGCACCGCTGCGCTGGCTAAAACAGTGACAGAATTAGAGAGCCACGGGCTAAACACCACTCCAGATGAAGCTGACAAAGAGGTTGCCACTACTTTAGCCACTGCGTATGCCAGCGCACCAGATAAAACGTCCCGAAAAGTTACCAACAAACGCGCAGCGAAGTTAACGCCCCCGTCTATTAAGATGGCAGGAGCTATAATAGAGGAATTTAACCACTCTGTAGTGGAATCTTCCAAACAACTGCGCAACTTAGTGACAAACAAACTCATCATAGAGTCAGAAAACCCTGATCCACGGGTACGTATGCGTGCTTTAGAGCTTATGGGTAAGATATCAGACGTAGGGTTGTTCACTGAGAAGTCCGAAGTGACCATTACCCATCAGACCACCGACGATATCAAAGAAAAACTCCGTAGTAAGCTGGCGAAGCTAGTAAACCCAGAGCCAGAAGTAGAAGACGCCACCATTCTATCCGCTAGAACACTAGATGTTGCCGAAGAGTTTGGGTTTGACGACGATGACTGAGGGTTTTGACTTCAATAACGACGATATTGACCTCATGCTGGCTAATCTTGACTCGTTTAGCGAGGAAGAGGTGGCTGAGATTGACCGTATGGTAGACGAACTGTCTACAAGGTCTAAAAACAAGCGTGCGTACGACGATTTGATTGAGTTCTGCAAACTTATGATGCCTGAGTTTATCGTGGGCAAGCACCACCGCATTCTTGCTGACTTACTCATGGGTATTGAGCGAGGGGATAAAGACCGTATCTGTGTTAACATCCCACCACGCCACGGCAAATCACAACTTGTGTCTATCTTCTTCCCAGCATGGTTTTTAGGTAGGAACCCAGACAAGAAGGTTATGATGGTGTCTCACACCACAGACCTAGCGGTAGATTTTGGTCGTAAAGTGCGTAACTTGATAGCCCTAGACGATTACAGGTCTATATTTCCCACTGTGAAACTCGCACAGGATAGTAAGTCAGCGGGTCGGTGGAATACCAACGTAGGTGGAGAGTATTATGCGTGCGGTATTGGCTCTGCACTTGCTGGTCGTGGCGCTGACTTGCTTCTTGTTGACGATCCACACTCAGAGCAGGATGTAATCAACGGGAACTTTAGCGTGTTTGAGAAAGCGTATGAGTGGTTCACCTTCGGCGCACGGACGCGATTAATGCCCGGAGGACGTGTGGCTATCATACAAACACGTTGGCACCTAGATGACCTTACAGGGCGTGTGGTACGTGACATGGGTAAGAATGAACGTGCGGATCAGTATGAAGTTGTTGAATTCCCCGCTATTCTAGAGGTTGTCAGTAAGAAAACAAAAAAAGTAACTCAAAAGCCGTTATGGCCTGAGTTCTTTGACCTAGAAGCCCTACTACGTACCAAAGCCTCTATGCCTGTGTTCCAGTGGAACTCGCAGTATCAGCAGCAGCCTACCACAGAAGAAGCGGCTATTGTTAAACGTGAGTGGTGGAACGAGTGGACCCCAGATACACCGCCGTCCTGTGAATATATTATCATGTCGCTTGACGCCGCAGCCGAGAAACACAACCGTGCAGACTTTACAGCGCTTACCACATGGGGCGTATTCTTGAACGAAGAGACCAGCGCGTACAATATTATATTGTTAAATAGCATAAAACAACGTATAGAGTTCCCAGAACTTAAACAGCTTGCGATGGAAGAGTATAACGACTGGGAACCAGACTCGTTCATTGTGGAGAAGAAAAGCTCTGGAGTGGCCTTGTATCAAGAGATGCGACGTATGGGTCTGCCAGTGTCTGAGTACACACCACATAGAGGGTCAGGGGATAAGTTGGCTAGACTTAACTCCGTTGCAGACATTGTAGCATCTGGACTTTGTTGGGTGCCGCAGACACGATGGGCAGAAGAAGTGGTCGAAGAGATTGCAGGATTTCCATTTATGAGTAACGATGACCTTGTGGATTCTACGGTTATGGCTTTGATGCGTTTCAGACAGGGTGGCTTTATTAGGTTGCCTAGTGACGAACCAGAAGAACAACAATATTTTAAACAGCGCCGAGGCGGGTACTACTAGAGGTGACACATGGCTATTGAAAAAGGGCAGTACGCTGCTCCAATGGGACTAGAAGACCTAGAGGGCGACCTAGAGGGTGTAGCAGAGATGGACGTCTCTGACTTAGAGATTGAGATTGTTGATCCTGAGTCTGTCACCTTATCTGACGGCAGCATGGAGATTACCATAATTCCCGGTAATGAACAAGATTTCTCTGAGTTTGGCGCAAACCTAGCGGAACTTATGGAGGACAGTGATCTTGAAACCCTGTCAGGTGAGCTTGTCGGTCAGATAACAACGGACATAGATGGTCGTAAAGATTGGGCAGACACGTTTGTTAAGGGCTTAGACGTACTTGGTTTTAAATATGAAGAGCGCTCAGACCCGTGGGAGGGCGCGTGTGGCGTTAACTCTACAGTTCTAGCTGAAGCAGCCATCAGGTTCCAAGCTGAGACTATGAGTGAGACTATGCCAGCCGCTGGTCCTGTGAAGACTAGAGTACTTGGTCGAGAGACTAAAGAAAAAGACGAAGCCGCTGCTCGTGTTAAAGCGGATATGAACTACGAACTCACCGAAAATATGGTTGAGTACCGCCCAGAACACGAACGGATGCTGTACAGTCTTGGTTTAGCAGGCTCTGCGTTTAAAAAGGTTTACTACGATCCTAATCTAGGACGTCAGGTTGCCATCTATATTTCCGCAGAAGATGTAATTGTACCCTACGGCGCATCGAATATTGAAGCCGCAGAGCGTGTAACGCACGTAATGCGTAAGACAAAGAACGAACTGAAGAAGTTGCAGGCCGCAGGGTTTTATAAAGACGTAGACCTTGGTGACCCAGAACCTTACCACACAGATATTGAAGAGAAAAAAGCAGAAGACGGCGGGTATTCGCTTACCGACGATGACCGTTATGCTGTGTACGAAATACACGCAGACCTTCTTATTGAGGGTGTTGATGATGATGACGGGATTGCTCGACCTTACGTTGTTACCATTGAGCGTGGAAGTGGCGAAGTGCTGGCGATCCGTAGAAACTACGAGGAGGGTGACCCACTCACACTCAAACGCCAGCACTTCGTCCACTATAATTATGTACCGGGATTTGGCTTCTATGGCCTTGGATTGATTCACATCATTGGTGGATATGCCCGTGCTGGAACTTCCTTGATACGTCAGCTTGTTGACGCTGGTACGCTCTCCAATCTCCCGGGAGGGCTAAAGTCTCGTGGACTACGTATCAAGGGGGACGATTCCCCTATCAATCCGGGTGAGTTTAAGGATGTAGATGTGCCGTCAGGGTCTATCCGTGACAACATCATGCCACTGCCCTACAAAGAGCCTTCACAGACGCTTCTAGCGCTTTTAAATCAGATTACGACTGAGGGGCGGCGTCTGGGCGCTATTAGTGATATGGACATCTCTGACATGTCTGCCAACGCTCCTGTGGGCACTACACTGGCACTACTAGAGCGCACACTAAAGCCTATGGCTGCGGTGCAAGCACGCGTACACTACGCGATGAAGCAAGAGTTTAAGCTGCTCAAGGCCATCATGGCTGAGTATGCCCCTGAAGAGTACGCGTATATCCCGTCCAGAGGCGAAGTAGGAGCCAAGCGGGCAGACTACCTGATGGTGGACGTGATACCCGTCAGTGACCCTAACAACTCGACTATGGCCCAACGGGTCGTACAGTATCAAACAGTGCTACAGATGTCAGCGCAGGCTCCACAGATATACGACCTGCCCCAGTTGCACCGCCAAATGATAGAAGTATTAGGCGTAAAGAACGCCGACAAACTCGTCCCGACTAAGGATGACGCAAAACCAGCCGATCCGATAAGCGAGAACATGGATGCCCTAGTCGGCAAACCTATGAAAGCGTTCATCTATCAGGATCAAGATGCTCACATCGCTACGCATATGTCGTTTATGCAAGACCCGATGGTGGCTCAGTTGATTGGTCAAAACCCACAGGCCAAACAGATTATGACTTCGCTACAAGCGCACATCGCAGAACACCTCGGGTTCTCTTATCGCCAGAAGATAGAAGAGAAACTAGGTGTACCGCTACCCGCTCCGAACGAAGAGATGTCAGAAGACATGGAAGTACAACTGTCACGTCTGGTTGCAGACGCAGGCAAGCAGTTGCAGCAGTCTAATCAGCAACAGGCAGCACAGAAGAAAGCTCAAGAACAGCAGAAAGACCCGATCATGCAAATGAAGCAAGCTGAATTGCAGATCAAACAAGCTGAAGAGCAACGCAAAGCAGCAAACGATCAGGCAGATCAGAAGATTAAACAGTTTGATATGCAGCTAAAAGAACAGAAGATTCTGTTGGATGGCAATGTTGCCTCTGAACGCCTGAAGTTGGATGAGAAAGAACTCATGCTAACGGCGCAGAAGGACGGGTTAAAGATGGCGGGGGACAGACGTGTATCCAACGCTAAACTTGACATGGATAGCCTAGAAGCTGATCGTGAAAAACCTGACCGCAATTCGGAAGGTAACCAGTAAACATGGCTAGAACCGTCTTTGACGTGCTAAAAACTAAACTCGAGGATGATAAATCCTCTGCAAAAGAATTTCTTGGAACAGGTGGAGCGAAAGACTTCTCTCAATACAAGGAAGTTGTCGGCTTAATTCGGGGTCTCGAAGCTGGCATTAACTACGTGGAAGACCTTGCGAAGAACTATATGGATAACGATGATGACTGACAAACCAGTTGAAATTAGCGATGACGACTTAGAACTACAACTACCTAGACCCGTGGGTTACCGCGTGTTGGTAGCTCTACCACAACCCGAAGAGACTGTTGCAGGGACATCAATCCTGAAAACAGAGACTGCCAAAACTCAAGATCACATTATGTCTATTATAGGACTTGTTGTGGACATGGGTGACCAAGCGTATTCTGATACAGAACGTTTCCCCACCGGAGCATGGTGTAAGGAAGGCGACTTTGTAATGTTCCGTATGAACTCAGGAACACGGTTCACCATTGGCGGGGTCGAGTATCGGCTTATGAACGACGACTCTATTGAGGCCGTTGTAGCTGATCCATCAGGCATTCAGAGGGCATAGATATGGCATTTCAAAAAGTAGAATTTGAGTTTCCTGAATTAGAGGATAACAAATTAGAAATAGAGGACTCCGGTGCAGTTGAAGTTGATATCTCCGGTAAAAAAACTAAAGAAGATTTTGCAGAGGCTGCGGCTGAGTCTAACGATGACAGTCGTGAGGTTGAGGTGGAGGTTGTTGATGATACGCCTAAAGCTGACCGTAATCGCAAAGCGTCTGAACCTCCAGAGGACGTCACAGATGACGAACTTGAGGATTACTCTGATAAGGTTCGTAAGCGTATCCAACATTTTAGTAAGGGATACCATGATGAGCGTAGGGCTAAAGAAGAAGCTCACCGCCAGAGCCAAGAGCTTGAGCGCGTTACTCAACAGCTTATGGAAGAGAACAAAAAGCTAAAAGGTAACGTCAATAAAAACCAAGCTGCTTTGCTAGATCAGGCTAAGAAGAATGCCTCGATTGAGTCGGACAATGCAAAACGTGCGTATAAAGAGGCGTACGAGTCTGGTGACTCAGATGCAGTGTTGGATGCACAAGATAAGCTAACCAATGCTAAGTTAAAGTCCGAAAGACTAGCAAACTTCAAACTACCACCTTTACAGGAAACAGAAACACCTGTACCAGAGGAAGTAGGACAAATCGCTCCAGCAGTACAGGTTGACGAGCGGGCCGCAGATTGGCAAAAAACCAACTCGTGGTTCGGCGACGACGATGAAATGACAAGTTTAGCGCTGGGGTTGCATAATAAACTTGTCAAACAGGGCGTAAGCCCACAGAGTGATGAATACTACGAGTCGATTGATACTCGTATGCGTCAAGTATTCCCCGATAATTTCGAGGATGCTGAACCGAAGCGAAAGAAGACACAAGTGGTAGCGCCCGCAACGCGGAGTACAGCCCCACGGAAAGTGACGTTGACACGCACTCAAGTACAAATCGCTAAAAGGTTGGGTTTGACACCCGAACAATACGCCAAACAGGTTGCAATAGATATGAGGAAAGCAAATGGCTGAAAATCGCATAGACCGCGAATTAGAGAAACGTGAAAAAACTGTACGTAAGAAGGCTTGGACGCGCCCGGAGACTTTACCCTCTCCAATTCCCCAAGACGGTTACGGATTCCGGTGGATTCGCGTTAGTAATCAAGGCCAAATAGATGCTACCAATGTCTCATCTAAATTACGCGAAGGTTGGGAGCCTGTAAGGGCAGCAGATCACCCAGAGATTGCTATGGTTACAGTAGAACAAGAACGTTTTGCTGACAACGTAGTGATAGGTGGCTTGATGCTTTGTAAAGCTCCACTGGAGATGGTTGAACAACGCACTGACCATTTTCAACAACAGACGGACAGTCAAATGAACTCCGTCGATAACAACCTAATGCGTGAAAACGACCCTCGCATGCCGTTGTTTAATGATCGCAAGACCAAAGTAACCTTCGGCAAAGGAACTTAACATTTTAGGAGCTTAAAATGGCTTATCCTACTATCTCGGCCCCCTACGGGCTAAAGCCTGTTGGCTTAGTTGGCGGCAGGTCTTACGCGGGTTCTACCCGTAAAGTACCGATTGCTTCCAACTATGGAACAGGAATCTTCAACGGAGATGTTGTACAGTACACAAGTGACGGTACTGTTATTATTTCCACCTTGCAGAACAACACTACAGCAGTTGCTGGCGTTATTGGTGTTTTTCTTGGATGTAGTTTTACTGACCCAAGCACAGGTCAACTAACATTCAGGCAGAACTATCCTGCAAGCACTGTAGCATCTGATATTGAAGCTATTGTTGTAGACGACCCTAATGTAATTTTCAAAGTTGTTAATTGCACAGGTTCAACCGCTAACGGCGCAACAACTGGCCTTTTGCCTTTGGCGAAGACCCGTGCCACTACAATTTCTTGTAACGCAGAGTTGGTGCTTAACACAGGACTGACTACCACAGGTAATAGCCGTATGGGCGTGTTTATTAACAACGTCACATCCGTTTTACCGTTCACTGTAATCGACGTAGTGCCAGACACGGTTGATAGCTCGGGCAATTTCACAGAGTTTCTTGTGAAGTTTACCGCTGGTTATCATCGTTATGACCACACCGTTGGCGTTTAAGGAGATTAACTAATGGCTATTTCACGCGCACAGCTACTTAAAGAGCTGCTCCCGGGCCTGAACGCATTGTTCGGTTTGGAATATGCAAAATACGGTGAAGAACATACCGAAATTTTTGAAACAGAATCCTCAGATAGAAGTTTTGAGGAAGAAGTTAAATTATCCGGTTTCTCAGCGGCACCTGTCAAGAACGAAGGCTCTGCCATCGAATATGACAATGCTCAAGAGGCGTTCACCGCACGCTACACACACGAAACAGTGGCAATGGGTTTCTCTATTACTGAGGAAGCTATTGAGGATAACCTGTATGACTCCTTGTCATCTCGTTATACTAAAGCACTGGCACGTGCCATGGCGTACACTAAGCAAGTTAAGGCGGCTACAATTCTAAACAACGCCTTCTCTAGCGGCACCACTTACGGCGACGGCGTTGAGCTTTGCTCTACTGCTCACCCGCTGATTTCTGGTGGGTCAAACTCTAACGAACCAACAGTAGCTGCAGACTTGAATGAAACTTCCCTTGAGGCGGCTATCATTCAGATTGCAGGTTGGACTGACGAGCGCGGCCTGTTGATCGCTGCAAAACCTAAGAAACTTGTGATTCCACCGAACCTGCAATTCGTTGCAACTCGTTTGTTGGAAACAGAAGGTCGCGTAGGCACTGCAGACAACGATCTTAACGCCATCCGTAACAACGGCTCTGTTCCGGGCGGTTATACTGTCAATCACTACCTGACAGACACTGACGCTTGGTTCTTGATGACTGACGTTCCAAATGGTCTGAAGCACTTCACACGTAGCCCAATGGCTACTTCGATGGACGCTGACTTTGATACTGGCAACAGCCGCTACAAAGCTCGTGAGCGCTATTCGTTTGGTGTATCCGATCCTCTTGGAATCTTTGGTTCACCCGGAGCGTAAACAGTTACTTTGCTGGGCTAGGATTCGCACTGCAAAGGCAAAGTTTGTTGAGATAGGGGCTACTGCGGTGGCCCCTTTCTTTTTGTTTTGTTTTGTGTATAATATGCACATTCCCTGACAGCCGCCTAATGTGGCTGACATTTGCCACGACAGGAGATTATCATGGCTAATACAACTTTTAGCGGTGCCGTCCGCTCAAAAGACGGTTTTGTAGACATTACTGTTTCTGCGATAGGTGCTGAAACTACAAATTCAACTTTTTCTAATAACACCAGCATTGGTGGAACTCTGGGTGTAACTGGCGTAACTACTTTATCGGGTGTAGCCGATCTAGCTGGTAACGCAGGTCCAGCCGCAGGCACAGGCATTACAACAGGTACGGGTACGATCTTTGCCTCTACAGTTACACACGCAGGTGGTCTATGGCACACAAGCATCCTGATTGACCTTACAGGCTTGGCAAGTTCAGGTTCTGGTGACATCATTGGTAAAGCAGCAACTGCAAGCTCTAACATCGGTACAACCACTGTAGCGCTTAACGGAACCATTCTTGGTGGCAAGTTAACCTGCATGGAAACTCCAGCAGGTGGTGATCCAGATATTGATCTGTGGTACGCAGACGAGTCAACTGGCGCTGAAGATGCGGCTATTACTTCTTTGTCTAACCAAGTTCAGATGTTGAACAGCGGCGACTTAGCAGCGGGTTCTGTACTGGGTATTCCTGTACCGCCAGCGGCTAGTAAGTTTATGTACTTGGTCACAGGTGCAGCGACTAATGCAGACTACACCGCTGGTAAGATTCTTATCGAGTTCTTCGGTTACGATGCTTAATCAATCTGGTGGGGTGAAAGCCCCACCGCTACAATCTAGGAGATTGACATGACATCCTACGCATCAGACATAATCCCAGAGTTGGTAAGCGACGAAGTTGCCGCTGACGGGGATTTTATTGTTACAGCCGCACGCCCAAATACCACAGCAACCCTAGCGAATGCTTCGTTTGCTTCAGGCGGCGCTAGAATACTTGCCGTTGCAACAGCGGGTACAAGCGATAACGGTAAGACAACTACGATTACAGGCACTGACGTGTTTGATAACACCATATCAGAAGTTATTACGTCTACAGGTTCTGCGGAGTCAGTAGCGGGAGCTAAGTATTTTAAGACAGTAACCTCTGTTGTTTGCTCCGCGCAGTATGCAGGTAATATAACTGTGGGTTCTACAGCATCTGCAGCCCAAGCAGTTGGTGGTGGCGGACGCCTACGTCTAAAAGGTCTTTCCGTTGTGTCTGGGGGCACTGCGGGTATCGTAAACTATTACAATGGATCACCTGAAGACGGTACGGTTTTGTTTAAGTCACGCACTATCGGCACGGACAATACCACTGTAGACCGCACAATACCCGCAGAAGGCGTCCTGTTTAAAGACGGTATGTCTGCGGAGTACACAGTTGGTACTATAGATATGATGACGTTCTTCTATGCGTAAGTATTACAAATCTGGTGGGGGCGTAAAATCCCCCGCTTGGACGCGTAAAGCGGGAAAAAGTGAGTCCGGCGGGCTTAATCAAAAAGGAGTTGACAGCTACAAACGCGCAAATCCCGGTAGTAAACTGAAGACAGCAGTCACTAAGAAGCCTAGTCAACTTAAAAAAGGTTCTAAGGCCGCTAACCGCCGCAAATCTTTCTGTGCCCGTATGTCGGGTATGAAGAAAAAGAACACGAGTTCCAAAACGGCTAACGATCCAGATAGCCGCATAAACAAGAGTTTAAGGAAGTGGAATTGCTAGATGACAATGGGCCGTTCAAACTTTACTAAACAGATACTAAGCCCTCCGTCTAAAAAGAACCCAGCATCTGCGGTGTCTCAACAACGCAAGATAGCTGCTGCGAAAAAATTGGGAAAGAAACTTAATGCCGTATCTAACAAGTAGTATACCGTATTTCAAAGCGTGGGTACGTAGAGAGTACACCAAAAACCTTGAGGACTATCATGGCGAGTTTTTACACGCTATGGTTATTGGCGTCACTACGATGCCTAACAGGACGCTTAGTTTTCAAGTTATATTTACAGGTTGTGAGGCCGACGATACCGATGACGAGAACGTTCACGGTGGAGCTATGTGGGCTAGAATGCCTCTTACAGCTTTAGTAGCGGATACCCCCTTTGAGGAGTGGCCTGCAGAGCTACCGCCTTACCTAGCACAACCTTGGGACTGTATGTCCCACCATCACTCCGTGTATAAGCTAGAACGAGCTTCCCCTGCTCCATGGATAGCTAAAGTAGACGGTGAGTTTTACCCTGCCAAGTACCTGTTTACCGTAGATTACACGGATAATGAGGTGGCAGACGACCCAGCGCAGCACAAGCAAAGTCACGTACTTGAATTATTAGACGCTGGAGCGTATACAGGTAACATAGTAGCATTACCAAATAATCGGGTTCGTGTAACGCACCCTGCGTGGTTTGAGACAGGGCAAGGCGCTCCAGATTTTAAACCAAACCAACATACCTACAACTCTAAAGAAGACGTAGGGTATGTCTGGGACACAGAACGCGTATTTAACAATCTCTATAAGGAGACAGACCAATGAAGATGAAGAAAAAAGGCTATGCCATGGGTGGCATGAAGAAAAAAGGCTATGCCGAAGGCGGGAAGCTGACCCAAGAACAGATAAACGACCCAACACGCGCTGTAGCTGCAGGTGATCGCATGTCTGAAATGCGTGCAAAAGAAGCTGCTACGAGCAAAAAGAAGCCTATGCGCCCAAAAAGACGTCCTACAGCAGCGCCTATGACTTCAATGCGACCAAAGCCGCGCCCTGCTACAACGTCTGCTAAACCTACTATGCCTTCTAGGCTACCACAGTCACCACAGTCACCACAGTCACCACAGTCACCACAGTCACCACAGTCACCTTCTCGCGGCGCTCCTAAAATGCCCCCGCAACAACCGCGCCCACCCGTGCAAGACCCTGTTATGGTTAAAAAAGGCGGCAGCATCAAAAAGATGATGGGCGGCGGCATGACTAAGAAGATGAAAGCTGGCGGAATGAAGAAAAAGGGCTATGCTGCAGGTGGAATGAAGAAAAAAGGCAAAGCCAAAGGTGGCAAAACTAGCGTACGCGGTGCAGGTATTGCACAACGTGGTGTACGTCCAGCACAGATGAGGTAACTATGCGTACGTATTATAAGTCTGGTGGTAAGATATGCGCAAAAGGTAAATCTTGGGCTAAACGTACTTTTGATACCTACCCTAGCGCCTACGCCAATATGGCTGCGTCTAAGTATTGCAAAGACCCAAACTACGCCAAAGGCAGTAAGGGGAAGAAAAAATGACGTTAACTAACGGCAATAAAAGGACAGTTAAGCGGGTTGTAAAGGGTTTAAAGAAAGCCTCTAAATCGCACGCTAAACAAGCCAGTAAGCTACAGAAGATGGTTCGTCCTGCTAGGAAGAAGAAGTAATGGGTGACCTGAAGAAATGGCGGGACCAAGATTGGGTTAGAGTTGGTACTGACGGCAAGATAAAAGGCGCGTGTGGGACTTCTAAAGACAAGAAGAACCCAGACCGCTGCTTGCCACGTAGTAAAGCTAACAGTCTAAGCCAAGGCCAACGTGCCGCCACTGCTAAGAAGAAAAAACGTGCGGGCGCTGCGGGTAAAACTGTGGTAAAGAATACTAAGCCAGCGGTGGTAAAACTTGGCGGCGGTGGTTTAGCTAGACGAAAACGCGACATAGCACGAGGCTGTGGGGCAGTAATGGAAGACCGGCGTAAAGAGACGTTGTACACGTAAAAGGACCAAATTATGGCTACATCAAGCACAACAGCGTTTGACATGGAGTTCACGGAGATTGCCGAGGAAGCATGGGAACGCGCTGGTCGTGAGATGCGGTCTGGGTATGATCTACGGACTGCCAGACGGTCTATGAATTTGATGACAATCGAATGGCAAAACCGTGGTATAAACATGTGGACTATCGACGAGGGCACTGTAAACCTTATAAAAGGTACTACTGAATATCCTTTACCAGCAGACACAATAGATTTGCTCGAACACGTAATTCGCACTAACAACGGTAACGTTTCAACACAATCAGACCTTACCATAAGCAGAATTAGTGTATCCACGTACGCCTCTATACCTAACAAGTTAATACAAGGGCGTCCGATACAAGTTTGGGTAGAACGTTTAGCTGCAGCGCCGACTATTAATTTGTGGCCTGTGCCAGACCGCAGTGACTACGTGTTCAAGTATTACCGTATGCGACGTATTCAGGACGCAGGTAGCGGTGCGCAGACCGCAGACATGAACTTTAGGTTCTATCCTTGCCTTGTTGCAGGGTTGGCGTATCACATTGCCATGAAGATTCCTGAGTTAGTAACCCGCATACCGATGTTAAAAGCAGTTTACGACGAACAGTTTGAAATGGCGGCGGGGGAAGACCGTGAAAAAGCGTCTATTACCTTCGCTCCACGTATAGCTAGGATATAACTATGGCAAACGCGTTTGCAGCCGCTAAAAGAACAATAGCTGAATGCGACGTCTGTGGGTTTCGTTTTAAGCTAAAAGAGTTGCGTAATATCGTAACAAACGGTAGAGATACTAACATAAAGGCATGTCGTGAGTGCTGGAGCGGAGATCATCCTCAGAACAAACTAGGGAAATTTCCAGTTAACGACCCGCAGGCGGTGCGCAACCCACGTCCCGATTTTGCTGGGTACGACAGCAGCAGAAACTTTCAGTGGGGGTGGAACCCCGTGGGTGGCGGAAACAACATTTACGGGTTAACCGTTAATAAATTGGAAATGACTGCCTCAGTAGGCGACGTAACTGTAACGACCACGTAGGAGATACACCATGGCTAAGAAACTGACTGACTTAACTGGAGATGGTAAGGTAACGCAGGCTGACGTATTAAAAGGCCGTGGCGTGTTTAAAAAAGGTGGTATGACTAAAAAAGGTTATGCTAAAGGCGGCAAGATTACAGTACGGGGCACGGGCGCGGCGACTAAAGGTTTGTTTGCAAGAGGACCGATGGGATAAACTATGAATTATGCTTCGCTCAAAACTAATATAGAGGACATCTGTGAAACATCTTTTACCGATGACCAACTTGCTATGTTTACGCAGCAGGCAGAGGAGAAGATATTACAGACGGTAGATATCCCCGCTTTGCGAAAATCAGACGACGGGCCTTTGGCGTCTACTAACAAGCTGTACACATTACCAACCGACCATCTGTATACCTATAGCATAGCTGTTATAACAAGCAGCACTAACACATTCTTGTTGAACAAAGACGTTAATTTCATACGCGAGGCGTACCCTGTCAACACTAGCGCGAATTATGGACTACCTAAGTTTTACGCACAGTATAGTGCAACACAGATCGAACTAGCGCCCACCCCCGACGCTAATTACGAAATTGAACATGTATACGCCGCTTACCCTGCTTCTATCGTGACGGCGGGTACTTCTTGGTTTGGTGATAACGCCAGTGCTGCGCTACTAAATGGCGCACTTTTAGAAGCTATACGTTTCCAAAAAGGTGAACCTGATATTATTGCAAACTACGAAAAGTTATTCCTGCAGGCTATTACGTTGTTGATAGAGCTAGGCAATGGCAAGTTGCGTAGGGACGCGTATCGTTCAGGGCAGCAACGCCAACCAGTACCGGGAACTGTACTTCAGGCTGGAGGGTAACAGATGGCTTTTACTGGAAACTACACATGCACATCTTTCAAAGTTGCTCTACTGGATGGAGAAATGGATTTCAGTGTTAATACTAGCCAAACGTTTAAGATAGCGCTGTACACTTCTGATGCTACGTTAGATGCAACCACAACTGTGTACTCTACAGATAACGAAGCGTCCGGTACTGGGTACACGGCTGGGGGCAACACGTTAACTGTAGCTACAAGACCAACAAGCGACACGGCTACCGGTGGGACCGTTGCGTATATAGACTTCAGTGATACAACATGGACAAATTCTTCCATAACTGCTCGTGGAGCGTTAATATATAGCGCTGGCGGCACGAACCCTGCGGTGGCGGTGCTTGATTTTGGCGCGGACAAGGCAACTGTAAATCAACCATTTAAGGTCGTCTTCCCCCTATCGGGGGCTACAACCGCTATAATTCGCATCGGATAAAGGTTAACCACAATGAGTACATTTGAAAATGATCTAAGGCTTGAAGAGATTGGTACTGGAGAACGAGCCGGTACTTGGGGCACCGCCACTAACACAAACCTAGAGCTTATTGCCAACGCACTTAGTTACAGCAGCACCGGAGAAGCCATAGCCAACGCTTCCACGCATACGATTACAATGGCAGACGGTGCGGAAGACGAGTTTAGGTCTTTTTACTTAAAATGTACTGGGGGTGGGCAGGCTTGTACGGTTACACTTGCGCCTAACACCTTATCTAAAGTCTGGATGATTGAGAACACAACTTCTGCTACGCTGACGTTCTCTCAAGGTTCTGGAGCCAACGTAGCGGTGCTTGCGGGACAAGTTAAGATTATCGGTACTAACGGGGTGGGGAATGCAGGAGCAGTCTTCGACCTTATGCAAGACTTAGCTGTGCCTGATCTGTTTGTAGATGATGATCTCACCTTGCAGTCCGACGCAGCAGTCTTAGGGTTTGGCGCGGACAAAGACGTAACTCTTACACACGTACACGACGCAGGGCTGTTGTTAAACGCCGCCATGAAGATACAGTTCAGAGACGCTGCGCTTTCGATTGGCTCAAGCGCTGATGGTCAACTTGACATTATTGCGGATACAGAAATTCAAATCGCTGCTACTACAATCGACATCAATGGCGCTATAAACGCTAGTGGTGAAATTAGCGCTGTAAGTTTAGACATATCAGGCGACGTAGACGTTGATGGAACCTTAGAAACTGATGCGTTATCACTTAACGGGACCGCAGTTACTAGCACCGCTGCCGAACTTAATATTCTCGACGGCGTAACTAGTACCGCTGCTGAACTTAACATTTTAGATGGCGTAACCAGTACCACTGCTGAACTTAATATTCTCGATGGGGTGACAAGTACCACTGCTGAACTTAACATTTTAGATGGTGTAACAAGCACTGCTGCTGAACTTAATATTCTCGATGGGGTAACAAGTACTACAGCAGAACTTAATATTCTCGACGGCGCGACTGTAGTAGTAGCTGAAATCAATGCTTTAGATGTTGGCAGCACTGCTTTTGGTACTGCCGTAGCTTCCAAGGCTGTTATACTAGATTCAAACAAAGACTCCACAGGTATTCGCAACCTTACCCTTACTGGTAACTTAACTATCCCCAATGACGGTTTGTTTGCTGCTACTAATACTGCAGGTAATATTCTTGTAGCTGACGGTACAAACTTTAACTCTACTGCTGTAAGTTCTTTGTCGGAGATAAGCACCGCAGCTAACGATGATGTGTTTTTAGCTATTGATACTTCTGGTGGTGGACTTAAAAAGATTACTAGAAGTACTGTTCTTGCTGGCACTGGTTCAAGTACAGACATAGCTAACGTTGTAGAAGACACTAGTCCACAGCTAGGTGGTAACCTAGACATGAACGGTCAAGATATTGTTACAGTTTCTAATGCTACAATAGACCTAGCGCCTAATGGTACAGGTACAGTAGTTGTACGAGGCAATACTAACTCAGGTGCAATCGTATTTAACTGTGAAAGTAACACCCACGGCCAGAAAGTATTTGGTCAACCTCACTCAGCTAGCGTAACTAACACTCTTATGTTACCCGCTGGCGCTGACTCAACCTTATTGTCACGTGTATCAGTGGACACACTAACAAACAAAACTTTAACGTCCCCTAAAATTAATGAGGATGTAGCAGTAACCTCAACAGCTACAGAACTAAACATTCTGGATGGGGTTACAAGTACAACAGCAGAACTTAATATTCTTGACGGGGTAACCAGCACAGCCGCTGAACTAAACATTCTGGATGGGGTTACAAGTACAACAGCAGAACTTAATATTCTTGACGGGGTAACCAGCACAGCCGCTGAACTAAACATTTTAGATGGAGTTACAAGTACTGCAGCAGAAC